TCTTGCTAGATTTAAATTATCACCAGCTGCCCATGCTCCTGCTGTAATGACGTTTGTTGATGATGTAAATTCTTCTGTAGTTGCTAAAGCCACAGTGCTACTTGAGCTACCACCAAAATTTAAAGCAGCACTTTGAGTTCCTGTTCCTACGTTAGTTTGTGTTGCTGTTCCAAGGCTAGATGTAGTGGTCCAGCTAGTACCATCATATTTAAAAGCAGAGGTAGTTCTAGATGGTGCAGCCCCACCAAAAATTAATCCAGCAGTTTGAAGTCCCGCAAATCCAGAATTAGTTCTAGTTGCAGGTAAAGATGTTGCATTTGTCCAAGATGAACCGTCATAATGCTCTACTACAGCTGTTGCAGATCCTGTATAACCTCCAGCAATAACGCCTGCAGTTTGTGTACCCGCAGGTCCCATCGATACACCACTTCTAGCAGTATTTAAAGCACCACCATTTGTCCAACTTGTTCCATCGTATTGCTCTGTATTAGAAACAACTGTTATACTTGGAGGTGTATCTCCACCTGAAGCTAGTGCTGCTGTTTGTGTTCCTGAAGATCCCATTGATCTTCTAGCAGTAGATAAATCAGTTTGTTCTGACCATGTAGATCCATTGTACTCTTCAGTTTCATTTTTTCTAGCTGGATAATTACCACCAAAAGCTAATCCTGCAGTTTGTGTTCCACATCCACCTATATAATATCTTGCAGTCCCTAAAGATCCACCAGTTGCCCAACCAGAACCATTATATTCTTCAGTTGCAGTTTTAGTCGCAAAACCTGGAGATGGAGGGCTTGCTCCTCCAAAACCTAATCCTGCATTTTGAGTTCCTGCAGCCCCTAAAGCATATCTTGCAGTCCCTAAAACACCACTACTAGACCATGCTTCACTAATTAAAACATTTCTAAAAACACCATCTGTGCTGTTATACCAAATCTGTCCTTCGGCCTGATCGTTATCAAGATTTGCTGTTACTGATTTAATTCCTTTTCCTACTATACTTTTATAATCCGTCATAATTTTAACTTGTTGTTATTGTTTTTGTTGAGTTGAACGTATCTGTAAATTCTTCTGTTGAATTTAAATTACTACCACCATATCCACCAAAAGCTGCAACTGAAGAAGATGGTGAATTTGAAGAACCACCTAAACTTCTTCTACTTGTGGTTAATCCTGTAGTGGTTGTCCAGGTAGAACCATCATATTGTTCTACTGCATTTAAATATGGTGAAGATGTTGGGGCACTACCTCCATAAACTATAGCAGCAGTTTGAAGCCCTGATCCAACAAAAAAATTTCTTGCTGTATTTAGGGATGGACTTGATGTCCAACTAGTCCCATCATAATGTTCACCTGTATTTGTTGCAGGGTCACCAGGAGAACCTCCAACGCCAACGGCTGCAGTTTGGGTTCCAGCTCCTGCTAAATAACGTCTACCAGTGTTTAAATTATTTTGTTCTGACCAAGAAGATCCATTATATTCTTCAGTATCTCCTGTAGCACTTCCTGTACTACCACCAAAATATAATCCAGCAGTTTGCACTCCACAAGCTCCTCCTTCCATTCTAGCTGTTCCTAAATTATTTTGTTCTGACCATGAAGTGCCGTCGTATTCTTCGGTATAATTTTGAACTCCATCTGGAGTAGGAGGTGCTGTATATCCACCAGAAGCTAAAGCTGCTGTTTGCGTACCAAGTCCTTTAATACTTGATCTTGAATTAATTAAATTATTTCCTTCAGTCCAAGATGAACCATTATACTCTTCACTTGCATCAGTATGATTACTTACGTACCCTCCAAAAGCTAAAGCAGCAGTTAGAGTGCCAGATCCTCCAAGACCTCTTCTTGCAGTATTTAAATCACCGCCACTAGCCCAAGCAGCAGTAATTGTTTGAAACCCTTTTAAAGATCCTGTAGTTGTATTATACCAAATTTGACCCACTAAAGGATTAGTTGGATCTGAACTGACCTTTCTTACTAACTGGCCTACTATAGATTTATAAGTAGTCATTAATCTCCTTAATTATTCTTTAACAGCCAGCCTTGAGTTCCATCTGTATAAACTAAAGTATTTCCTGCTCTTTCTGTTGCAACCGTTAGATTGTTAGTTGAACCTACGATTTTTTCTGAACCGTTTGAATCTACAGTTAAATTATTTGTATCAAAAGTTCCTGCATAATCTATAAATACAATTTCATCTCCTAAACTACCTGCAGGTAAATTCATAGTAATTGCACTAGATGACGTATCAATAAAATAACCTTCACCAGCTACTGCTGTAAATGTAGAAGTTTTAACTGCTTGCCAAGAGGTTCCACCACCAATGTAAGTTTTAATTCTAGAGGCAGCAACTTTTCTATTTGTACCACCTGCTCCATCATCTACTATAAATAAATCTGCATCAACTAAATCTGCACCAATGTCAGTTCCACCATCTATATCTATCGCAGCTAAAGGTAAAGTTCCCGTATCACCACTTCCAATTATATTTCCTGTTGCAGTGGGTAAAGTTAGTACCGCTGAACTACCTGCTGAGTGTGCAGGACTTTTTATCTGAACCCCGTGGGAGTTTTGTTCACAATTGAGCTGAATTGTACCTGGGTTGTCATTACCTCTGATAGTTACATGACCAGTTCCTTTTGCTTCTATGTCAAGATCTATATTAGTGTCACCACCTGTAGCTTGTAATTTAGGAGCATTACCTGTTGCAGCATTTGTTATATCAAATTGGTTTACTGCAGATGATGTTGTTTGAAATATAATTTGTTCGTTACCGTTTTCATCGTTAATTCCATGTGCATCGTCAAAAGCTATATTAAAACTGTTAGTATCTAAATCTCCACCTAATTGTGGTGATGTATCATCAACAACATCTCCACCTGTTTGAACTTCAATCATTTTTGGATTTGTTGTATCTGGATTACCTGATGCAAAAACTATAGCAGTTTTTTTGTTTGTAGCTGCAAAAGTAAAACTATCTCCAGATCCTGTGGCATATTTAAATTGAACTGTGTAAGAACCTGTGCTTGAATTTTTTAATATATAAAAGTTTTGAACGTCATTTGGAATTGTTACTATTGCGTTACCAGATAAAGATCCAGTAAACTCTATCATTCTGTGTGCAAGAACATCTCCTGTTCCTCCATCACTGCTTGTTAATGCAACAGTTCCACCACTAGTTAATGCTTGTTGTGTAAAACCACCAGCTATTTGTTCAATAAGTTGTAAATTTGTATTAGTTTTCGTACCCCATGTACCGGCGTTTTCACCAGTTGCTTGAAGTTCAACACCTAAAGGTGTGTATGTTGATGCCATAAATTATCTCCTATTATGCAGCGTCACTATAACTTGTATTTGATCCAGTTGCAACATCCGAATATGTATCATTCGAACCTGTCGAAACGTTACTATAAGATGTATTAGAACCAGTGTCAACATCTCCATATGCAAAGATATCAACTGTTCCTATATTAAATGTTGCAGATTGTCCAGTTAATCCAACCTGCATATCTGGTAAAGATATTGACCCTACACTAGCACTAAAAGATTGACCAGTTAATCCTAGACCTTCTTCTATTGTTAAAGATCCAACACTTGCGGTAGATGATTGACCAGTTGGTTGTGCTACTGCACCACCTAAACCAACAATAGATCCTAAACTAAATGATGCAGATATACCCGATAGAAATACTACATCATTTGGTATTGTAACTGTTCCTAAACTAGATGTTATTGATTGACCTGTTAATTGTGCCTCTTGTGAAGATATACCTTGAGCTGTACCTTGAGCTGAAGTTATAGATAAACCAGATGGTAAAACTGTATCGTTTGGTGCAAAAGCTGTGCCTTGTGAAACTGTAAACGATTGACCTGTTAAACCTACGGTCATATCATTTGGTGTTAATACACCAACAGATGCAGTTGAAGACTGACCCGTTAAACCAAGAGTTACATCATTTACTGTTAACGATCCAACAGAAAATGTTGCAGATACACCTGTTATATTTACAGGAACAAAAGCTTCACCTTGTGAAGCTGTTATTTCAAAACTTGTAGGTGTAATTATTTGATCAGGTACATCTACTGAGCCAATGTTTGTAGATATTGATTGACCTGTTAAGGTAATTACTTGGTTAGATGTCTGTCCCCAAGCACCTCCGCCATTCCAAGCTTGTGCACCCCAACCTGTTTTTAAAGTTGTAGCTTCGTTCCAATTAGCCTGGTTCCAGGTTAATCGGCCCCATCCTGAAGTTACCGACATGGTCGGCCTCCTATGCTAATCTGATTATTGCGTTACTAGCGTCTGCTGCTGGAAATTCTATTTTAAACGTTCCGTTACTTGCTGTCTTGTCACCGCCAAAAGCTATAATAGCAACAGCGTCAGTTGTTCCTGAACCACCGTCAGTTGTTGTATTATAAATCATAGCACCGTTTGCAGTGAAAGATGCAGATGTATAAGTTACATCTGAAAAATCTGTAAATGCAGTTGTTGAAGATAAAGATACACCAGAGTTTGTTAAAGTTGCACCACCTGCAGAATATGCAGATCCTGATGTATTTGTAATTTCTTCTGATGTAGAATAATCTGTAGTTGCTGCTCCTAAAGATGCACCACTATCAAATAGTGCTAATTTAAAAGTGTGTCCACCTGAAGATTCAAAACTGTGTTTACCTTGTAAAAGCTCTTGTTTAAAGCTTGAACATATTGCTGATGATATTGCCATAATTTATCTCCTATGGGTTTGCTGAGTTAACTGGTATTCTAACTGCTCCGTCTGTGTAGTCGTCTCTTCGTCTTCTACCAACTTGCTCGTTAGCAAACTTCTGTACTTCTTGTTTATATTTATTTTCATATAAAGTCAACATGTCTATCGGACCTTTTAAGAAACCATAAGCCTCTGATAAACAACAGTATAATAATCCATTTGGAAAATTAAGACTAATATAATTAGTAGTATTACCAGATTCTAAAGTAGCTGGCATTTTGTTAAAATGCACTCTAAATCTATATGTTGTATTTGGTGTTGGTGCTAAAAATATTCTACCTGATGTAGTGTCTGAGTCTCCAGTTGCACCACCAAATGAAGCATAATATTTAGGTTGACCTTGGGCTGCTGATGTCCCTGTTATATCTTGATATTCTTGAAGATAAGTCATATCTTTTTTCTCTAACCATCTGTTAGCTCCTGTAATTTCAGATCCTGCAGTATCATAGACTTGTATACCTCTAATAAATAAACATCCTGCAGGTGCATTTATAGATTCTTGTCCTGCCGCAAAATTACCTAATTGTTGTTTCCTATCTGCATCAATAGGAACATCTCTCATTATTCTATATTGAGCATTAAGAATTATATTTTCTAAAATATCTGTAGTTAAAACATTAGAATCTGTTTCAGTATAATTTCTAATTTGTGTAACTAAAGTTGTATAACTTATACCAGCCATTATGCTATAGCCTCCTTACATGCAATGCAATTTTTTCTAAATCTTAAATGTCCACTACAATGTTTTGGTTTTTCAATTGGTGTTTGTTCTTGTAAAACTAAAGACTCATCTTCAGGACAAGCGCATTGTTTAATACCAAATAATTTACTAATTAATTTTTTTATCATGCGTTTACTGTGACTGGCCCTGCTGAAGCTATGTCACCTCCTCCTTCTAATGTTACTGAAGCTGTAACTCCAGAACTAAAGGTATAATTATTATCATCAACTTTAGTGATTGTATACCCCCCAGATGCATTTATTGTTGCTGCAGGTAAATTTGCAATATTAGAGGCATCTCTAAATCTAACAGTATCACTTGTTGATCTACCATGATTTGGTTCATTAACTGACACAGTTGTTGATCCATTAGTAATAGTAAAAGCATTTGAAGGTAAAAGATTAGGAACTGCTGTTTCTATTCTATCAGGTCTTACATTACGTAAAGATATAGAATCACCGTTCC